TCAATTTTAATTAAATGACATTCACTATAGTCACGATAAAAATCCCTACAATCTTTTGTGACGGTTAAATCGAAATATTCGCTCTTATCTAGTTCGGTATAAAACATTATATTACTCTAAAAGGTTTTTGGAACGCTCTGTATTTAAGCGCTTTGTTAATTTCTTCAGCTTCCGCTGACATTCTTTTCAAAATTTCTAATGGATTTAATTTAATCATCCTATCTTCCAACTCTTTTTTAAGAGTTATCATTTCGTCTTTACCTTCGGCTAATAATGATTGGTATTCAATCTCCATTGTCGCGTCTGGAACTGGTATTTTACCACCAAAAGTACCTCTAACTCTACCTAATGTTTCTTTACATAAGGCAACAAAGTATCTTCTAATCCATGTTTTTGCTGGATCATTTAAATCATCAAAATCAACATTATCAAGCGGAACATCCATTGGGGATTTGATTATGTCTTTGTTTTTAGCCAAACAATCATCTTTCACCTCTGGATTAATATCGTAATACCAATACCATACTTTACCCTGATTAGCTATGGCACTTCTAAAGTCAAACTTACCACCTGGCGTATTCATCAAGTGGATATATTTTTTACCATCAGGTGCGTTAGTTATTTTATAGATCAATTCCGAACGAATCATTCTATTTTTAAGGTTTCTGTCTGTGGTTCTCATTAAAATATCAAAAGCTGGTAGAATATAGTAACTACCAAGTCCCATATACTCAGCACCAAACTGGTTGTTCCAAACACCTAAAAATGGGTCGATAACCGATTGGTCGAGAGAGGCTGGTGTGAACCAAAGAACCTCATTAATCTCTCTGTTAGCGGGTATTTCATACATTTGTTGACCTTTAACAAGTTCTATGTAATCTTTTTTAAGGACATAACCACCTTCTCCAGCACCCAAACCAACTATTTTTGAGTACGAATATGTGTATTGAGTCACAAGATCAAAAGTTCTATATAAAAACGCCCTTGTTAGATCAGCTTCCGTGATATTTAAACCAATTAAACTAGGCCATTGGTGTTCGATTAACCAGTTGTGTATAAACTCAACATAATCCTCAACAGCAATTTCAAGCAGGGAATCCATTTGTTCTTCCTCTAATTGTATTTTCCTAATTGGTGCACCAAGCCTATGTTTGGCCTGCTTATAGATTTTTTGTTTTTCAGTTGGATTTATTCTCATCTTGTTAATATTTATTATAAATACTTTCAAATAAACAAACAGTATGATAAATGATAAATTTGGCAACTCTTTAGAAAGATTTAAGGAGTTATATAACTATAGGATAAACGAATCGGCTTCTGTTAACGAGGTTGACTGGGATGAGGAATTTAGTGACGTTAAAAAAACTTGCTTGGCCCCAGAAATGGTTGTTAAAATGTTAAACGACCAATTAAGTCGATTAGATAAACCTAGTAAAGATAGGGAAAAAATAGATGCCAATACCCCAATAATTAGTAGGGGTAATTTACCATTGGCTGATGGCGATATTGATGTGGAGCAATTCATAAAAGAGATAACCGCTAGACCAAAACAAATATTTGACAGAAACCCTAAAATGGAAAAAAGTGATACTGGTGGGTTTCAATATACAGTTAATACTGGTATCCCAGCTTTAAGGGGTATCATCTATGATATTGATAATCAGAAGTTTTTCACAATAAATACTTGTCCAGGTGCTGGTACGTGCGCGGTTAGTTGTTATGCTAGAAAGGGTTTTTATATTATGAATGACGGTAAAAACCTAAAATATATACAAAGATTAAACCTTTTGTTAAATGATCCAGAGGAGTATGAAAATATTATTATGGATGAGTTGGATCCTTTAGCCTATAAAATAAAAAGGGATTCTAGAAAAGAAGGTAAAGATATTAAATTGGTTATCAGATGGAACGATGCTGGTGATTTCTTTGCTAAAAAATATTACGATATCGCGATTAGCGTTACAAATCAATTAGTTAAAGCTGGTTATAATATTGAATCGTATGCGTATACAAAGATGGGTGACATAGCTAATATCGCTGACCCTAATTTTGTTATGAATTTTTCTGATGACGCAAATAAGAAGGAGACGGCTAAGGTTGATACTGAAGCAGCTAAAATATCCAAGATAGTACCAAAGGAATTATTCAAAGACATTTTTCTCAAAGACGGTCCATCTTATGTTAAAGATGAAAAGGGTAAAGCTATGTTTAAGGACGATGCTTCAAAAGAAAGATTAAAGAATTTAATAAGTGTTAAATATAACGTACCTTATGAAACACTAGCTTTTAACGATGAGCTACCGCCAGAACAAAGTTCAGATTATCTTTACAATGTTATAGTATTACCAACTGGGGATAGTGACATCGCAGCTCAAAGAAGAGACGTTAGGATTAGCTTTTTGCTACAACACTAACGCCTCAAACTACTAATAACCTCTTTACCAACAGAAATATCCTCAATAGGTGCATCACCCATTATGGTACCAATAGTTTTCATTTTAGACTGGAGAGCCTTGTACATTATGATATCTAAAGTCTCATCAAATAAAGGGTAAATAATGTGTACCTTATTTTGTTGACCTATTCTGTGTGCCCTGTCTTCCGCCTGCATATGGTTAGCGGGTGTCCAATCAAGATCGTTAAATATCACAACACTACCTTCAGTCAGGGTTAAACCAACACCAGCAGCAACAATATTACCACAGAAAACCGTAATTTTTTCATCGTTTTGAAATAAGTCAACAGCTTGTTGGCGTTTTTCCTTAGATACGGATCCATCAATCATAACCGCTTTTTTCCCAAAATGAGCCATTAACTCTTTAATCGTATTAGAGAAACAACTAAAAATGATGACCTTTTGACCATTATCAATAATCTCCTCAGCCATTTCAATAGTGTGCTGGATCTTATCGTAAGACAACAATTGTCTAACTTTGATCAATTTTGTTAAGTGATCGGTTATGGTTGGTTTTTCGCCAGCAGCTTCCATCTCATCAATCCAAGCCTCATATTCAGCTATATAACTATTATAACTGGTTGAGAACTCGAGTGGTAGATATACAGGTTTGATGGTTTTTTGTGGTAAGTCAATTGAGTCATTTTTAGTTCTTCTTAAAATAACGTCTGACGAAAATTCCCTAAGTTCATCTAAATTTGATGATCCTGAACAAACCCAGTATTTTTGTTTGGTGCCTTTACGGTTAAATTGTCTACCAGCGCAATACCTTTTAACATAACCAACCCAATTAGCGGCAACTGGTGAATCACACAAATACAATAAATTATAAAAATCGATTGGTTTATTTGTGATCGGTGTACCAGTCAATAACCATCTAACAGGTATTTTTTTAGCGAAATCATTAAATATTTTAGTCCTGTTTGACGCCGCATTTTTTAAATAATGAGCCTCATCAGCGATAACTAAATCAAATTTATGATAGTCGATTGGTGAAACTGGTAGGTCACTAACTTTGACTCCTCTTCTAGGTAGGTGGTGAAAATTCTTTAAAATATCATAGTTAACTATAGTCCATTTCTTCACGGTTAAATTACTACCATCAACAACAGAAATATTATCTGGTGAATCGTAGTTTGATATTTCTATTTTCCAGTTTAACTTTAAAGATGCGGGGCAAACAACCAATATTTTTTTGAAGTTACCTTCCATTGCCGCGATAATAGCTGAAGTGGTTTTACCCAAACCCATTTCATCGGCTAAGATAAACTTATCGTTCATCAACAATTTTTTTATCGCCGTTATTTGGTGTGGCTTTGGATCTCTCTCATATTTTGAGGGGTCGATAACTGGTTCCTCTTTTCTTTGTTTTATACAATCTTTGAGAATATAAAAGGAGTAGTACTGGCCACAGCCTTCCTCAAAGCAACCCCATATATGTAAAAAATCATCTTTTCGGCTAAGAAGCTTATTTATGAAAATTTGTTCTGGTATGAAATCTAATTTTAACTGCTCGGCAACAAAAGCTCTGCAAGTCATACTTATATCAAAAAGTTTATTAACAACAATCGGGTCAACGTTACCGTTTCTAACAACGTATTCGCTTTGCTTCTTTGTTGGGATGAAACTCTTACTGGTAAAGTACGTTTTTTGTATACCTAAAATATAGTCGTTAGTCCCTTTATAGACTTTTAATATATCTAAAGCACGTTTCTCTATTGGTAACTGCATTATATTACTTAATTCCTTGAATTTATTATTATTCAATAATAATAAATTTTTCTGACAAAGTCAATTCATTAATAAATGAATGTATTTATATAGAAAGAATAATGGAAAGAAAAACTAGAATACCGAATACTAGGTTGAATAGATTCTATGATGAAGAGGATTTTCGACTTGAATTAGATATGGCAACAGAGCTAATTGAGGAAGACATGAATTTCACCGTTGTTTTATTTAGAATCGACAGGGTTAATACCCAAGTTGATGATGTATACTGGGAAAGTAATACTAGAGATGTCAGATTTAAAGCCCCAGTTGAGTTAAAAGTAATATTAAGTCTAGCGAACGGCGAAAATAAATCATATTCACCAAACGGTAATATGAGGTACCAGGATTATGGTAATTTAGAATTCACGGTTTTACAAAAGCAATTGGATGAAAAAAATACCGAAATAAGCTATGGGGATATAGTTGGCTACGCAGATAAGGAAAACAACTTTAAATATTTTAGTGTATTTGACGATGACACAATAAACTCTGATAACCCGAGTACTCATTTTGGGTATAAAGGTTATTTTAGAAGGATTAAATGTACAAACGTTGATCCTAACTTATTTAATGGTATATAATTATGGCACTACCTGGTTCATTTAAGAAAAATATAAACATCACGAGAGAGCGTGCTAACATTGAATACCCTTATTCTATGCAAAGTGGTGCGGCCGAAAACATGAAAGATATGATAACCGATAAGGACACATATCTTCCTAAAGGTGTTTTACATATTGATTTAGATAGGGGTTTTAAGGAGTTTGTGAAAAATAACTTGAAATTATCTGTTGACGGTGAAGAGGTTCCAGTCTTTATGATGGGTATTCAAACCTGGAATGAGTTTTCCCAAACTTGGAAATTTTCTGACGAATATAAAAACGTTAAGATACCTTTTGTTAATATCGTTAGAAACCCAGATACAAAATATGGGACAAACCCATCTCTAATCTATAACATACCAACTGGTAGACATTATACATATGCTGAGGTCCCAACTTGGGATGGTAATAGAAAGGGTATGGATATTTACAGAATACCTCAACCAATACCCGTGGACATAATGTACTCTGTTAGAATATTTGCTTACAGACAACAAGAGCTTAATAAGTTTAATACATTAGTTCTTAAGAATTTTCAAAGTAGACAGGCGTACACAGTCGTTAACGGACATTACATACCGATAGTATTAGAGGACACTTCAGACGAAAGTCAGGTAACTGATTTGACAAATAAAAGGTTTTATGTTCAACTCTATACGTTTAATCTTCAAGGTTTTATTCTAGACCCAGAAGATTTTATCGTAACACCAGCAATAAGTAGAACATTCACAATAACTGAAAACACATAAAAATAATCAAACTTTTTTTAAAATGAACCTATCCTGCGGTTTTTTGGTAAAAAATAAGATATTTATCAATAAGTAAAATTAAATAATAAATAAAATTAACTAAATATGGCAAACAAAGTTTATGCATCTCCAGGTGTTTACACAACAGAGAAAGATTTAACCTTCACAACCGAAACAGTGGGCGTTACTACTTTAGGTGTTGTCGGTGAAACCCTAAAAGGTCCAGCGTTCCAACCAATATTCATCAGAAATTTTGATGAGTTTAGAACAACTTTTGGTGGTACGAACCCAGAAAAATTTAAAAATACACAAATTGTTAAGTATGAATTACCATACATTGCAAAACAGTATTTAACACAATCAAATCAATTATACGTAACTAGATTACTAGGTTTATCAGGATATGAAGCTGGTATGGCTTGGGCTATCAAAACTTTAGGTGCGTGCGATGAATCAACTTTATCACATACTGGTATTACCGAAACTGAATTTGAGTTTAGATTTAATACATCTACAAATCAATTCTTCGTTGTTGATCCAGGTGGTAATATCGACTTGATCGATTATATTTCTAGTTTGACTGGTGTTGACGCTGGCGAATTTGATGGTGCTTTTAATGGCTTTTTCACTACAATAGGTGGTTATGTTGGTGCTGATTTCTATGATAAGAAACACGCAATGTATTGGGGTCTGTTAACTAATGATTTAGAAACAGCTATCGATACTGACGCAACATCAATTAACACGAACTCACCAATATTTGTTGACGCTTATGAATTACCAGTTACTGTTCCAGCTGAGGATAGAGACGCTTATGTGTTAAATAACGAGTTAGTTTACGACACAGCAACTCAAACATACAGCGGACCGAGCTTTGGTTTATTCTGCCACACATTTAGTTCGGCTGGTGCTAGCACATTGAAAGGTAAGTTGAGATTATACACTATGACCTTGAATTGTGACCCTTATACTGAAGGTCATAATAAAACAATGGCTACTATTAGAAGTAGAGGTAACTACGTTTCTGATCTATTAAAGTACAAAGTTAATACTTTAGATATGGTTGCCCCAGCTGGTTTGGTTAACGATCCTTATTTAGCATTTGATTTAACTGGTACAACGGCTAACCCAACAGGTAGCACATTCTCTTACACGGTTTCGTTAAAAGAGGGTAACGCAAACTACATTAAAAATGTTATTGGTACTACACCTACTAACAAAGATTCTTTAATCTATGTTGAGGAAGTTTACGATAACTCTTTAAGAATGGGTTGGTTACAAGGTAAAATTAAAGGTTTATACACTGAAGCAATTTCAGTTAATAACTGGGATCACTATAAATTCCAGTACCAATCACCTGTTACACCTTTTATTGTTTCGGAATTAAGAGGTGGTTTACCACAAAGATTATTCAGATTAATTTCTATTTCTGATGGAACAAACGCCAACTTTGAAATTAAGGCGTCTATTGCAAATATCGATTTATCTAAAAAGACATTTGATGTTTATGTGAGAGCTTTTAGCGACTCAGATAGAACACCTGTTTTATTAGAAAGATTTAACGATTGTACAATGGATGAAACTTTAGACAACTACGTTGGTAGAAAAATCGGTACAATAGACAATAAATATCCGTTGAAGAGTAGTTACATTGTTCTTGAGGTTGCGGCTAATGCTCCTATTGATGGTGTTCCAGCTGGTTTCGAAGGGTACGAGTTCAGAACTAATGGTGAAACTGATTACACAGCCGCTTTGGTACCTGAAATGCCTTATAAACTTA